CACAGCAATGACAGAAGAGGAGCTGTACCGATGGTAGGTAAAGTCACCACAATCCAGAAGATGAGCGCGAGCCGTCTTCCAAACATCATGGGCTTCAGTCCCTGGTCCACGCCCAACGATGAGCTGGCGACCACAATCAAGGCGCGTAAGGAAGGGGTCGATCACTACGACATTCAGATCGGTGAGGCCGCTGACTGGGGTAACGAGTTTGAGGATCAGATCCTACGCACTGCTTCACAGCGCCTCGGGCTGAAGAAACTCAAGCTATCGTACCCAGAGCCGTACACCTATAAAGATTTGCTCCAGGCTTCTCTTGATGGCGGCGCAATGGCTGATGGTTTGGTCATCAACACCGATGTTGCTAATAACATTTACGTGATGAACTCAGGTGACACGATCACACTGGAAGGCAAAGGTGTCTTGGAGGCCAAGCTAACTCGCGTCGCTCCAAGGGACGTTCCTGATGCCTACCGTGGTCCGATACAGTTGCAGGGACAAATGCTCTGTACGGGCGCTCAGTGGGGTTTGATCGCTACTCTGTACCAGGGAGTCGAGCTGTACATTTACGTGTACAAGGCTGACTTTGAAATGCAGGAAAAAATTATCATGGCGTGTTCCGACTTTGAGCGCAGGGTACGTGATGAAGATTGGTATCCAGCTATGTCAGCGACTGAAGCTGCCGACATGAAGGGCGACGCACCTGACGATGTCGAGATGGATGCAGATGATGACCTCAAGGAAAAGATCGAACGCCTTGCACACATCCGTACAGAGCTGAAGGCGTATGAGGCACTGGCCTCTGACTTACAGCTCGACATCATGAATGCGATGGGCGAGGCTAACATCTGTAATGCAGGACAGTACAAGATCACCTGGCCGGTGCGTCGAGTCAAAGCAAAACCGGCACAAGTTAAAGAGATTGCAGCGGTCGAGGAACACTGGGCCAGAGCAAAGACACTGAAGTTGGAGGAGTTATGACCAGGCAACAGATAGAAGTCATCGTGGCGATGTACAAGAACGGTGACTCATACGCCGGGATATCAAGAGTCATAAACAAAAGCGAATACAAGATCAAACACTGGGTCAAAGAGAACCGCATTGAGTATGGCTTAGAGAAGCGCAGAAATTTGGCAGACAAATTTAACAATGCGTTGTCGCCATCGGCGTGGGACGACAGCAAATGGAATTTGGAACGCGGATTAGAACTCATAAAGAGGAGATGGGCATGACAATGACAGTGAGAATTGAGATAGAGGGTAAGGCAGAAGACTTCCAGGAACTCTTTGTGCCGAGTGATCGACAGCAGGAGTTTATCGAGATGACCTTTGATGCGTACACAGAAGCGCTCAAGCAGCTTGTCTGGAAACAAATTGACCCACACAACTTCACGGGGTTAGCCGATGCAAAGAAAAGATGACGCTGCACTGGAGTTTATCAGAGGATACATCTCAGAGAGAGGCTATGCTCCGAACTTCATCGAGATTATGGAAGCGGTCGGCGAGACATCCAAAGCCGGTATCACCAGAGTCATCAACCGACTCGCGGCGGAACAAAAGATCAGTCGCGTTCCTGGTGTTGCTAGATCGATTACCGTGATAGACTCAAGAGACTAGCACTCTCTCATACCCACGCTAGTATTCCCTCACCCGGTTAAGCTACCGGGCTGGCCCCTCCCCAGGGGCCTTTTTTATGAGCTGCATTTGTATCTTGGATTGTTCGTCTTGATTGAACCGTTTTGCTTTGCGCCGGTTCTGTGCCTTAGTAAGAATCTGGCAGTTGGCTGGCACTGACAGCCCACACACCTGGTCATGGATCAGTGGGATGATGTGATCGACCTCGTGCTTCACACCGCTATCAATCGTCAGCAACTGCGCCTCAAGATACAGGCGCCTGATCTCGGTCACACCCTGCGGTGTTGCGACGCGGGACTTGCGCTCAAAGTGTTTGCGTAACTTGGCTGCGCGTTTATGTGCGCGGGTGTGGTAATACTTGATCGCATTCTTGCGCTTCTTCTTTTTATATTCCGCGTCGCCGTAGTCGATCCAGTAGTCTTTCTTGGTGCGCTCACGATTTCTGATACGCAAACATTCACGGCAGTTCTTGTTTGAAGCGAATCGCTCAGAGAGATGTCCGTGTTTGCATGGTTTGCCCGTGTAGTAATAAGTGACACCTTGTCTGAGCGCCTCGGATTGAGTCGCCGGAAATTTCCTTTTCTCCATTGACTCGTCTCATTTAATAAGACCAGATCGTCGGGCGTGGGAATCCGTCGTCTGTCGTCAGATCGTCCAGGTGAATGAATCGAGCAGATCCTTTCTGCTGAATACCAATGCCGGTGAAGCCGTGTCCTAGTGCGGCGCATAAAAAGTTGTATGCGTCTTCGCCCTGTATAGCGATATCAGCAGCGCGTCCGCTTGCGTGAGCGCCTGGGTTCCTGCCGCTGGCTATCTTCTTCGCCTCGATGGGATGCTGAGTACACCTGTACCCGCTGGTCACTGTCATCGGCTGACCCCAGTCGGCTCTCAGGCTTGTCAGCCGGTCCATGAACTCGCTGTGCATACCGTCCGCACCGCACCCACATTGGCATCGCATCTCATCCTGACTAAAGTAAGGGGAACTCCAGCTCATTTCTTTTTCTTCTCCATAAATCCTTCGACGGCTCCACCGCCAAAATAAAACCCTAAGATAATCAGCATTGCATAGTTGATGCTGAACTGATCCATCACCTTTGTGACGGCATCAGGATCGCCTTGTCCTGAAATCGTCATTGCCAGTACCAGGACATAGCTACCTAAGAATGTCAGGCCAAACATCAACGCCAGGTAGCGCTGCGCTAATTTAAACGGCGCGTATGCCTGAAGTAAATCTGTCTTGGCTTTGGCCTTGGCCTGTATCTCTTCCTCTGTCGAGGTATGCATATTGTCGATTAGGTCCAGACCTTTTGAGATCACGTCACCAGAACCAAGCATCTTTGATATCACACCGAGCATATTTACACTCCTGTTTTCTTGTCACTAGGGATCGGCACACAGGCCATCCCTCTTGGGTCTTCAGCATCAGCCATCAAGACCATTGCGTCGCTAAAACAATCCTGGGGATTGGCGTATTCCTTTCTGTCTATGATTTGCAAAACCCCTGGCTCTATCGCAATCGTGATTATCCCATACACCAGCCACATACTAGCGGCCTCTCATGGAGATGATAGCCAACAGAAGCCAGATTCCTAGACCGACCACCAAACAGCCAGCAAGTACAGCAGCAGTAATAATAAGTCCGTCTTTAATCGCTTTCTTTTTACGCTTTCTGGCCACTTCTTCACGCTCTTGTTGTTTCTTCCTTAGCTCTTTGCGATTGCGTAGGAAAGTCTGATAGTCGTCCCAGAGCCGAGGACGACCGGCATATATGAATAATTGCTTGATTTCATACTCTTTTTTTCTAATATCCTCTAACGCCCAGAATGCTTCCATGTCCCCATCAGCGGCTTCTTTTTCTAGTTCTTCGTGAGCATCAGCGAGTCTTGTTAAGTCTTTTCCCATCTGACCTACAGAGGTGACATGACCCGCCATCTCTTTGAGTGCGCCGATAGCCTCGTTAGCGGCCTTTACCGCACTGATAGCGAGGCCGATCTCAGCGAACATCTACGTCACCTTCATCAACACAGCGACAAGCATAGCGATAATGCTACCCGCTGCACCGATCATCACTGCCTCGATTCTTTTTATTCGGAGGATGGTTTCACGCCAGCGCTCACCGCAGACAGCCTCGTGCGCTTCCAGGCGCGTCTCAATACTGTCTATCCGTTTATGTGCGGAGGCCACGGTGCGTTTATCCATTACTCGGCCCAAGGCATTCCAGTAGCAGATGTAGGGTTCTTGTCTTCCTCGATCTTGGCTTGCAGTGCCGCCTCAATCTCATCGACTTTCTCCTGTCCACCCAGAGCCTCTGTGACCCATGCCTTGACTGTTGTCTCTGTCAGATCGTCATAGGCAATGAAGCCATCAGCCGCGGGATCGCCAGTGACCGATACAGTGCCGTAGGCTCCCTTTGAGTAATCACCATCGACTAGATCAAAGCGATAGTGAATGTTGTACACGACTCCAGATGGTAGTGTGCGCTCAAGTTGTGCGATTGTGAGTTCCATTAAGAACCTCCTGTTAAGTTAGATATTTGATTTTCTAAAGACTCAATTCGGGTCAACGCTTCCTGCAATGCCGCAACTAATACAGGTGTAATACGCCCATAATCCATAGCCATCATTTCTTCACCATCAGGTGTGCCAGACACTGCTTCTGGGACAATACTCTGCATCTCCTGTGCGATAAAGCCTACTACTGAGCCAGCTTCAGGATTATCTATCCATTTGTGTGATACAGGATTCATCCGCATCAGACGATCTGTGGCATCTGCAATAGGCTCAATACTGGTTTTTAAGCGAGCATCAGAAGTGGTGTTATAAGTTGTCGCAGAACTGGTTACAGAAATAGACCCTACGGTGGTACCGTCTTTGCGGAATTTAACTATTTTCCCATCACTACCAAGTCGATTAAAGTTGGTAACGTCACCGTCTTGCCTAGAGATATCTAAAGAAGCGTTGGCTCGATAGCAAAGTCCTGCATCGCCACCGTCTGTTACTGCGTATTGAGTATTGTTAGTCGTACCAACTAGCAAGTTACCTGAGCTATCGATTCTGGCGGCTTCTGAGCCACCCATAAAAAATGTTAAAGGCAAAGGAGTAGTCGATGCATTACCTGCACGAGAATATAAGCGATTATCGGTATCAGTTGGGATAAACAAGAATGCACTATTTCCAGTAGTGGCCTCTATTGTAGCATTCCCTATGACATGAAGATTTCTGTTAGGACTCGTAGTACCTATGCCTACTTTGCCACTAGAGTCGATACGCATGGCTTCTGAGCCGTTAGGAGACACAAAAAAGTTAGCACCTAAAAATCCAAACTCATTCGTTGATGATGTGGTGTTTACCATTTCTATCTTGGTATTAGCACCTGTGCTTTCTAATCGTATTGTGTCGTTGCCACCAGTTACGTGTAGCGTTCTCACAGGACTCGTAGTGCCTATACCGACATTGCCTGCATCAGTAATACGCATGCGCTCAGTTGTTGTATTGGTTGAGCTATCACTTTTGGTTTCAAAAGTTAAATGTCCGTTACTGTTAGAACCACTTCTGATGTGCTTGATACGTGATCCAACATAGTATGAGTCTCCACCCGCACTGGCTAAAGCGATACTGACAGAAGATGCGTCAGTTCCGTTTTTCCGTAAATATAAGGCATCAATATTTTCAACTGCGGTAGAACTATTAAAAGATCCAAGTCCGGTAAATCCAACCATGTTACTACCGAAGCCAGAAGTGCCACCAACAATTTGACCAACAGTTTGCAGTTCAGTCGTAGGACTCGTAGTACCCAGTCCCAATCTCGATGTACTAGCGTCCCAGTAGAAGTCTTGAGAGGTGCCTGCGTCATCGTAGAAGGAGATGTCACCGTTGCCTGCAATCCGCATCTGACGCGACAGGGAGTTATTATTAAACACATAAAAATCTAAACCGTGATAACCAGTGGAAATCCAAGTGCTTTGAATTCGCCCGACTTCTCCATTACTACCGTTAAGACTGGTTATTGAATCAAAGGATAAAGATGCTCCATAACCCCAATTTAAAGTATTTCGGAGCGTTAAACCTTCAGTATAGGTGGGCCGATTTGTAGTAATTAAGGCAACATCAGTGCTTCCTTCAACAGTCAACCCATCAGCCGTCACTGTGCCTGTTACGTCAATATTACCAGTGCCAGTAATGTCGTTAGAGTTTAAGTCCAGATCACCGCCAAGTTGCGGAGTGGTGTCCTCGGAGACGTTTTCTAATTTGTCGTCATTGAGGTTGGTGAAGTTATTATCGACTTCCGTATTAGTTAGGGGCGAACCTTTTCCCGCCCTGGTTGTAATCGTAGACATGGCAGCCCCTTCCTAATTACGATGCGCTCAGTGTGATAGTCCAATCGACCGAAATACTGTCCGTCGATGTAAGGTTTAAAGCGCTGAATACCACGCGACACAACATCGTGCCTGAACTTGACGCATTGAAAATGCCAGCCTCGGTGATCGCACCTGTGACATCACCGGCCTCCAAGTTGCACACATAGGTGATGGTGT